TAAACCAAATAACAAAGCAAATAACGACACTCGGAAACGACCACGAACAAATTAACTTTGTTTACTTCGGCGATGTGTGGGAAAGATTAAGCAATGGCGAGGTTACTTACCCTGCTATGTTCTACACTTTAACGGGTGCTACTATAAACGCTAAAAATATTACCTATAATTTTAGCCTTTATTTTATGGACAGAATGTTAATGGAAGAGACAAACGAAACTGAGGTTTTATCGGATATGACTTTAGTAGGTCAAGACATAGTGGCTCAGTTACGTTACCCTAAAGCTATTTGGGATATTGGAGACACCGCACCATTAACATACTTTACTGAAAGCGACCCTGACTATCTTGCAGGAGTTAAGATAGATATAACAATGGAATTACCTTACTTAAACGATAGATGCCAAGTGCCTTCTATTTATACATACTAAGATGATAGGAAAAAAGATTAATCAATTAGCGACCGAGTTAGCACCTGCTACAACTGATTTAACTATTATAGGTAACCCAGTAACGGGAGTAAGTAAAAAGATTACGTTATCGCAAATAGCTAATTTGTTTGCAACTTCGGGTACAGTTACAAGCGTAGCAGTTACTGAAACAGGAAATGCTTTAACAATAACAGGAAGTCCAATAACAACTGCTGGAACTATTAATATAGGATTTGCAGGAGCAGCTACTCAATATGTTAGAGGCGATGGGCAATTATCTGACTTCCCGACATCAACAGGTGGCGGAAGTTCTGTTTCTTATTATTTAAATTCAAGTGTAAGTCAAGGTACATTAGGTGGTGTTGCTTATAGACAATTTAGTAAGACACCGATTGCAGGTGCAGGAACTGATATTAGTGTTTCGGCTAACGGATATATAGCTTCTTACATTACTGATGCTAATGACCCAGGTTTATTAGAAGTACCTGCCGGTAACTTTAATTGTGAGTTATATTTTAGTGTTAGCTCTAATAATCACAACCCTTATGTTTATGCAGAGGTGTATAAATATGATGGAACTACTTTTACTTTATTAGGTAGCAGTCAAAGTGTACCTGAGTATTTAACATCTGGAACTACATTAAGTCCTTACTACTTTGCTGTCCCTGTTACTGCAACTGTTTTAACAATAACAGATAGGATTGCAATTAGAATATATGCAAACGTAGATGGTAGAACTGTAACTTTACATACAGAAAATAGCCATTTATGTCAAGTAGTTACAACTTTTTCTAAGGGATTGACTTCGTTAAATAACTTAACAAGACAAGTACAATTTTTAGCAACAGGAACAAGCGGTACTGATTTTAACATAGCAAGTTCAACGGCTACACATACCTTTAATCTACCAACGGCAAGTGCTACTAATCGTGGTGCTTTGTCAAGTGCAGATTGGACAACTTTCAATAATAAGCAGAATGCTTTAACTAACCCGATAACTGGTACAGGTGCAAGTGGGCAAGTAGCATTTTTTAACGGAACTACAAGCGTAACAGGAATTAATAATTTCTTTTGGGATACGGCTAATAATCGTTTAGGTATTGGCTTAACAAACCCACAAAGGTCTATTGAGATTTTCAATTCTACTGCGGATAATCATTTGCGTTTAAGCGGTAATGCTCCGAGCGTATCAATGGGCGAGGCAGTAACGGGTTCAGTATATCAAGCTAAGTTCGGTCTTGTAACTGTTAACGGGCAGTTCGCTTCGGCAGGTCTTGCAGGGGACTTTGTAATTATTTCACAAACGGGTGCTACTATATTTGTTACCAATTCAACGGAGAAGATGCGAGTACAAGCATCGGGTAATATGTGCGTTGGAAATACTAACGATACTTTTAAAATTGATGTAACAGGTACAGGGAGATTTACAGGTCAGTTAAGATTAGAGTCAACTATTACGGACGGAACTAATACATACACGCTACCAAGTGCAACAGGAACTTTAGCTTTAACAAGTGCGTTAAGTGGTTATCTACCATTAACAGGTGGAACTCTTACAGGTGCTTTGGGTGGAACGAGTGCAAGTTTTAGTTCAACTTTAGGTGTTACGGGTTTAACTACTGCAACAGGTGGGATAGTTACTAATAGTATTAAAAGTGCAAACACGGCTGCTAATTTAGTAATAGGAACGGATAGTGCATCGGGTACAAGCTTAGTATTTACAACTGATTTTTCTGAGCGTATGCGGATAAACGCTTCGGGTAATGTTTCTATAAATAACACTAACGATACATATAAACTTGATGTAACAGGTACGGGTAGGTTTTATAGAAATGATATTGGAAATATAAGTTTAACATTAACAAATGCTTATATTAATCAAGGAAACCTAATAAACTTTGTTCATAATTCAGGCGGTTCAACTACAAATGGATATATAGGACACGGCGGAGATAGCACAGGTAATTTTGTTATTATCAATAATAGTATTAATGCATTATCATTATCACGTTCTACAGGAGCAGCTACATTCTCAAGTAGTGTAACGGCAAATGGCGGTAGAGTAACTATTCAAGGTACTAATCAAAATGCAGTTTGGTTTAATCAAAATGCAGGTGGAACAAGTACAGGTTATTTAGTAGGCAGAAGTTATACAACTACTGATAGTCAAGATTTCTTTATTTATGATGTTCTTAATGCTGCTCCAAGATTATTTATAACAAGTGGCGGTAACTTGCTTGTCGGTGGAACATCAAGTACAAATTCAGTTGCCACTTTTCAAGTATTCGGTAGCACAACTGCTTCTACAAATAACGGACAAATAAGAGTTAATGACTCAGTAACTACAAGTAAAACATTATCAATAGGTGTAGATGGTGCAAACAATTTAGCATTCATACAATCATTCCAAGATGGTGTAGCTTATCGTTCTCTTATATTGAATGGTTTAGGCGGTAACGTAGGTATAGGTACTACATCGCCAGTTGCTTTATTAAACATTTATGGCGATACTAATTTAATACAATTACAGAATTCAACTACTGGTGCAACCTCAACTGATGGTACAAGAATAAATTTAAGCGGAAATGATTTGCAGATAATTAATAGAGAGTCCGCAAATATGATATTTTATACCGCCGATACCGAACGTATGCGCATAACCTCGGGTGGAGCATTACTTGTAAATAGGTCATCTATTACAAGTGATACTACTTATAAATTTGCGGTAAGGAATACAACAAACGTAAATATTGCATTTGGTATTCAAGGCGGAGAAGCTTCTATTGAGTCATTTAATGATGCGATAAGTGCAGGTACACCATTAAGAATTTATGGAGATAATTTACAACTATATACGGCAGGAAGCGAACGTATGCGCATAACAAGTGGGGGGAATGTAGGTATAAATAATACAGGAAATGCAAGTTATAGATTAGCCGTTACAGGTAATACTTATATAATAGGTGCTACAAGTACAGGTGCAGACATTGCATTAATTGTTCAAAATTCAAGTTTAACAAATTTATTTTATGTAATAAATAACGGAGTTGTAAATATAAACAATTTAGCAGGTACAGGAAGTAGAGCAGTATTAGCAGATGCAAGTGGTTTTTTATCTGCACCCGTTTCTGATATATCAGTAAAACAAAATATTAAACCTATTAAATATGGTTTAAATGAAATACTTAAAATGAACCCTGTGTGGTTTGATTTTATTGATAGCTATAAAAATTACGGAGAAGGCAGACAAAATGGTAATATAGCACAAGAAATGAAATTAATAATACCTGAAGCAGTATTTACAACGCCATCTACAAATAAAATGGGTATTAATTACGACCAATTACACGCAGTATATATCAAGGCAATTCAAGAATTAAAACAAGAATTAGACACTTTAAAAAATAAATAATGACAACAACTTACAAATGGGTAATATCCCAATTAGACACCGCACCAAGCGAAGACACATTAACCGACGTAGTTAAAGTAGTACATTGGCGTTATCAAGCCGAAGACGGAGAATACACCGCAGATGTTTATGGCGCTATGGGTTGCGCTACACCTTCGGACACTGACTTTACCGCTTACGCAGATTTAACTTATGACCAAGTTTGTGCGTGGTTAGTAGCAGGTAATGACGTAGAAGCTTTGGAGACAAACTTAGATACTCAAATCGAGAACCTGAAAAACCCACCCATTGTAAATTTACCTTTGCCGTGGAATAAATAAAATCTATATATCTTTACAAAAATTTAAACAATGAAATACAAACAACTATTACAATTAGTAAGCAGCATCAATGTCGTTATCGGCAATCAAGACACAAAGACACAAAAGAAGCTATTTAAAATCTATGAGAAGGTTAAAGCCTATCACGAAGGTTATCAAGCAGAAGTTGAAATCTTGCGTTTAGACAATGCCCAGACAGACGATAAGGACTGCTTACTACTTGATGAGAAGGGTAATTATCGCTACTCAAAAGAAGGCATCAAGAAACTAACTAAGGACATTGAAGCTTTAAATGATAAAGAATTTGACTTTGTAATAATTAACGTAGTCAATCCACAAGGTCTTGAGGACTTCTCTTTCTTAGAAGATTGGACTACTGGAATAGAATTTAATAAACAAGAAGACATAGAATTATAATGGCAACTAACAATCAAGCAGACCAATCAACAATAGTATCGTTAATTAGTGCAACATTAAGCATTACAAGTATTCAACCACTATTCACATTGTTGGCGAGTTTGGTGGCTATTGTTTCTGGTGGTATGGCTATCCGTTACTATTGGAAAATGACTAAGAAACTAAAATGAGAATAATACTTTTAGCTTTACTACTTACATCTTGCGCTTCGGTTAAGAAGTTCGAAAAGAGATATGATAGCACGGGGACAACTAAGATTGACTCCGTGCGTTTTACTTTTTACGATAGTGTTACAAAGATTGTAGAGAAGGAGCAAATATTTACAAAGAGCATTACTATCTATGACACAATCCGTATTTCAAAGGATAGTATTATAGTAGTTCCTAAAATCGTAACTAAGTGGATATACGAGACAAGAGAGAAGGAAACCGACAATAGTTTAGTTAAAAAAGACACAATAGCCTTAAACCGCACAGAAAGTACCCAAATTTCGATTACGGATAAAAATAAGGTAACTACACAGAATAACTTTTGGAAGGCTCTAATCGGTCTAATAATAGCAATTATATTAATTTTAGCATATTGGAATAAGTTATGGAAGTAAATAAAGCAGGAAGGGACTTAATAAAGCACTTTGAAGGGTGCAAGTTAAAAGCGTACAAATGTCCGGCTAATGTATGGACTATTGGCTATGGAAATACTTTTTACGAAGACGGAAGCAAAGTAAAGGAAGGCGATGTGATTACTCAGGAAAGGGCGAATGAATTATTTGATACAATTATTGACGATTTTGCAAGAATGACAGATGCGCTTGTAAAATCAAATGTTACCGAAAACAATTTTTCTGCATTAGTTTCGTTTACTTTTAATGTAGGGACTGGCAACTTAAAGAAAAGCACTTTACTCAAGAAGGTAAATGCGAACCCTAAAGACCCTACAATTAAGGCTGAATTTATGAAGTGGACACGAGCAAAGAATGTGGTGCTTAAAGGGTTAGTGAGGCGGAGAGAGGCTGAGGCTAAACTATATGAGCAACTTTAGAACTATATTAGTTAATTTATTATCAGACGAAAGCAATAGTATCAGCCACAAAAGAGTAGTGGCTATGCTTGGCAGCATTTGTCTTTTTATTTCTTTGTTCTTAAATATAATCTTAAAAATTAACCCAAGCGATAAGCTGGTCGATGCCGTCTTATATCTTACGCTATTTGCAATGGGTTACACTACAATAGATAAATTCAGCAAAAAATAAATAATGCTAAAATCAAAACGCAAACGACTATTCTTTGACATCGAAACCTCACCCAATGTTGGCTTTTTCTGGAGTGCCGGATATAAGCTAAACATCACACCAGATAGCATAATACAAGAACGTGCTATTATTTGTATCTGTTACAAGTGGGAAGACGAAAAAGAAGTTTACTTTTTACAATGGGATAGCAAACAAAATGACAAAAGAATGCTACAAAGTTTTATTGAAGTAGCAAACACGGCATCGGAGTTAGTGGGGCATAACGGCGATAAGTTCGACCTTGCTTGGATAAGAACCAGGTGCTTGTTTCATAAGATTGAAATGTTCCCTTCTTATGTTACTATTGACACGCTAAAGGTAGCAAGGCAAAAGTTTAGATTTAATAGCAACAAGCTTAATTACATAGCTGACTATTTAGGCATTGGCACTAAGATAAAAACCGAATATAGTTTATGGAAGGACATTGTTCTACATAAGGATAAGATAGCTATGGCTAAAATGATTAAGTACTGCCAGAAGGACGTAGTATTATTAGAGCAAGTATTTAACGCACTTAAAAACCACATAGAACCAAAAACACATTACGGAGTTATATTCGGACAAGACCGAGGCTCTTGCCCTGAATGTGGCAGCGATGATTTAATTATTTCACTTCGTAGAACAACGGCAACCGGAGTAAAGAAAATACAATACAAGTGTAAAACTTGTTTTAAGATACATAGCAAAACAGACAAATAAATGGACAGTAAAATATTAGCAGCAGTAATAGAAGATATGCGTAGACGTGAACTTTTAGGCAAATCTAAGTACGGAACTACAATGGACAGAAGTGATCTAAGTACAGGGCAATGGATAACGCATTTAAAAGAAGAGCTGCAAGACGCAATCCTTTATCTTACTAAACTTGAACAAATACACAATGCGCCTAAAGAAGATTTACAGCTTCGGGAATATCTTAGATAGAGAAATATACGAAGACCTAAAGCAATTAGATTACACAAACCCAAACTTTAAGGGTTGTGCTGACGAGTTCCAGTACAATCGTGAATGGTGGGTTATGCTTGACGATATGAGCCGTATTGTTGCCTATTGCGGCTCAATTTATTCTAAGGGCATTTGCATATTTAACAGGGCGTGGGTTAAAAAAGATTATAGAGGGCAAGGCATTCAAAGACGAATGATTAAAACCAGGTTAAAGGCAGCATCTACTTTTTGCCACATAGCTATTACATATACTACC